AGTCGCCTGCCACGAAGTCAAGGGCGGGTACAGGATGCACAGTCACGGGCGGGCGCGGTTGGCATTCGATCAGGCGCGGGTAGAGTATCCTGGCATTGCGTGGATTTGGGCGGTGAAAACAAATACGGGATGGGAATGCGAATGAATTACACTGAGTTTCTGGAATCGAAGCGGGTTGTTGATCAGCCTACAGGCATCACGATAGATGCGTCAAAGCTGAATCCGATGCTTTACGAGTGGCAGCGCGATATCGTGGCATGGTCTTTGTTTCGCGGCCGTGCTGCAATCTTCGCCGCGTGCGGCATGGGCAAGACTCCTATGCAGTTGACATGGGCGCATCATGTACCTGGCAAGGTGCTGATTCTTGCTCCGCTTGCGGTGGCGCATCAGACCATCAGGGAGGGGCAGAAGTTTGGCACGTCGATATCGTATTCGCGTGACGGGTCATGCCCTGATCAGATCACGATTGCCAACTATGAAATGTTTGAAGCGTTCAACCCTGCTGACTTCACTGGTATCGTGTTGGATGAATCAAGCATCTTGAAGTCTTACATGGGGAAAACCAAGCAGGCGCTTGTGAAGAACTTCTCTTCAATCCCGTTCCGCTTGTGCTGTACCGCGACACCGGCCCCAAACGATCACATGGAACTAGGCAACCATGCCGAGTTCCTTGGCGTGATGGACTCCAATGAAATGCTTGCGCGATGGTTCATAAACGACACCATGCACGCCGGGACGTATCGGCTCAAAAAGCATGGATCACGCGATTTCTGGCGATGGGTGAGCGGGTGGGCCGTAGCGCTTTCAAAGCCGTCAGATATCGGATCACGGCATGATGATAAAGCGTTCAAGTTGCCTCCGCTGCGAATAGAGGTTGAAACGGTTGAATCGGAACCGCCCGATGGATTCTTGTTCCACGTTGGCGGCACGTTATCAGCAACAGAGATTCATAAGGTCAAACGTCAGTCGGCAGAGGCCAGGGCCCACGCTGCGGCCGCGTTCGCTGATGGCAGCAAGGATCAGTGCCTGATCTGGTGCGACTCGAATTACGAATCAGAGGCAATCGCGCCACTGATACCGGACGCCATTGAAGTGCGCGGAAGCGATTCGCCGGAGCGTAAATCGCAAGTCCTTGACGACTTCGCAGACGGCAAGATCCGCGTCCTGATAACGAAGCCGTCGATTGCAGGGTTTGGCATGAACTTTCAGAACTGCCATCGTGTCGTCTTTGTTGGATTGTCCTACTCGTTTGAAGCACTCTATCAAGCAACGCGGCGGACTTGGCGATTCGGCCAAAAGAGTGCCGTTGACATATTGATAATCGAAGCGGACGGAGAGGCCGGCATACGCGGAGTGGTTGATCGAAAAATGAGGGATTACGAAACAATGCAAACGGAGATGGTGGCAAACATGAGCGAATGGCAAAAGGATAAAAGCAGGGCGTTGAAAGCGGCACCGGAGCCGACAAAGGAAGAGGGCCAGAACTGGACTATGTGGCACGGCGATTGCGTGCAAGTCTCTGAAAAGATCGAAGCTGACACGATTCATTTTTCAGTGTTCAGTCCGCCTTTTTCCAATCTATACATCTACAGCGATTCGATTGCCGACATGGGAAACAGCGTTGACAATGAAGAATTCCTGCATCAGATGAGTTTCTTAATTCGGCAGATTTACCGCATCACAATCAACGGGCGGCTATGCGCTATCCACTGCAAGGACCTGCCAGCCTACAAGGGCAGGGATGGCGCGGCCGGCTTGATCGACTTCCCAGGCATGCTGATCAAGGCATTCGAACAGGAACGCTGGCAGTATCATTCCCGCGTGACGATCTGGAAAGATCCAGTTACGGAAATGCAGAGGACTAAGAATCACGGCTTGCTTCACAAGCAACTATGCAAGGACTCTGCGGCGTCACGGCAAGGCATGGCTGACTATATGCTGGTTTTCCGCAAGTGGGACGGCGATGAATTCCCTGCCCCGGTGCATGGTGAGTCAAAGGAAGTCCGCTTTGACCCGAAAGAGCATGAGTACATCGGAGAGAATGGGCCTGAGGGCGTTCGGTCTGATCGTGACTACTCAATTCAGGTGTGGCAGCGCTACGCCTCTCCGGTGTGGTTTGACATTCGGCAGCAGAGGGTACTGCAGGGCAAGAAACACGCCACAAGCGAAGAGGATGAACGCCATATCTGCCCGCTGCAGCTTGACGTTATCGAGCGTTCAATCCAGCTTTGGAGCAACAAGGGAGACGTGGTGTTCTCCCCGTTCGGCGGTATCGGGTCGGAAGGTTATTGCGCCGTCAAGATGGGGCGAAAGTTTGTCGGAATCGAGTTGAAGGATAGCTACTGGAAAATGGCGTGCGATAACTTGAACCGAGCTGGCGAAGAGATGAAGCGGCAAGACCTCCTATGATCCTCCGCAACAACCACCACTACCGCCGCGTGCCATGCGACCAGCCCACCGCGCCAAACTATTGCGCCGGGTGTGACCTCTATCTGCCAAATGGCAGGGCGGGTCATAGCAGGTGCGGCAAGGGGCCATGGCGGCCGGTATGCCATGGGCGGGGTAGGTGGTGGGTGTTTAAAAGAGTTGACAAATCCGTAAGGTCTTTGCACAAGTAGAACATTCGGAAGTGGAACGCCGATATGAAAGAACTGAAACACATTTGCCCCCGAACCTGTATGAACCGTTTTCCGGCGCAATGCTGGCGGGCGTTCCACCATTCAGGCGAGGGGGCATTTTTTGAGGTTCAAACATGCGAGAACTGACTCAGGCTCACAAAGACGCGATGCTGGCAGGACGTAAGGCCACTACAACGGCAAGGAAGCAACGCAGAATCAATGCCATAAGCGTTTCTGAGTTGGAAGAGGTGAAACACGCGTGCAAGTACCTCCCCAGCGTAGAAACCGCTTTCCGTAATGCTTTTTCAGGCACAAGCAAGGCGGCGGGAATCAAGGCCAAGTGCATTCAATGCTCAGGCTACCAAAAGGCAGAGGTTTCCAACTGCAAGGTGATTGCGTGTGCCTTGTTTCGGTATCGGCCTTATCAGGGCGGGATTGATGAGTCGGAGGGGGAGGCGGGATCGTGAGCAAGCGATTCTTTGACACCGAAATGTTTCTGCGCCCATGGTATCGCGCCTTAAGTCCAAGGTTGAAATGCCTATGGACGTTCATGCTTTCACGGTGCGACATAGCCGGAGTGCTGGATATGGATTGGGGGTTAGCTTCTTTTTCAATCGGAGAGGAAGTCAATCCATCCGACATGGAAGCGATGAATGGTAACGTCACAATACTTGCAAGCGGGAAAATATTCATCCCTGGCTTCATTGTTTTTCAATACGGGACACTCTCGGAAAATGTTAGGCCGCATATTGCCGTGCTGAAACTGTTAGTGTCTCACGGTATAGAGTATGATAAGGGTATCGTAAGGGTATCTACTACCCTTAAAGACAAAGACCAAGACAAGGATAAAGACCAAGACCAAGACAAAAGCGTGCACGACCCTGTTCCAAAAGAGGATTTGAAGGATATAGCCAAGGCGACGGCGTTCATAAAACGGCACCAATGCTTTTCAAAGATTAGCGACATGGCTTTACATAATCTGTTTTCTGAGTTCATATCATTCCGTGATCATTGGCCGAAAATGCTCAGGCAATACCAGACTGACAACGAGGGGGTGACAGAGCTTAAATATCCTCCATGTAAGGACTTGCGTATATCAATGAAGCGTTACATTCAATTCAACAATCTCCCATCTGGGCACGTTCAGAGATAACCCATGGACACCACAAAACACCAGCGCAACGTGATCGGGTGGATTCTGAGCAACTATGAGACGGAATCGGCATGGAACACCATCCGCAAGCGCGGGGTGACAGAGGAGCACTTTACAGACGCGCTTTGCCGTTCGGTGTTCATTGCGGCTGATGCGGTCAAGAAAACGAGCAAGCGGCTTGACTCCCTATCCATCATTGACCACGCGGTGAGGTCTGGCATGCCCCTAGACGGTCAACAGCAGGCCATGCGGTGTGTTGATGAGGCCGTGATTATTGCGGGGCACCTTGAACCTTCCATTGACGCTTTGCTATCTGCCCACCTTGCCGACAGAGCGGCCATGACTCTCGCAAGCTATGCCCGCGCCATGAAAGACACGGAAAACGCTATAGACACGCTTCATGAAGCGCAATTGAAGCTTGGCGAGCTTTCCCTATCCTATGCGCCGGCAGACGTGCATCACATATCGCACTTCAGGGAGGAAAAGCTGGCACAATGGGAAGCCGCAAGAAACACCGGCTTTGTAGGCTTGCCGTCAAGCATTCAGGGGGTCAACAAGAACCTAGGCGGATACAGGCGCAAGGTTATGTGCATGATCGGCGGGTATCGAGGAGAGGGTAAGAGCCTGTTTCTTAGGCAGGAACTCTACAGCATGGCCAGGAAGGGCTTCAAATGCCTCTTGGTGACGCTGGAAGATCCTGAAGACATAGCAGCAGCCATTGTTGCCGGCCATGCCGCCAAGCGGTCAATATTCGCGCTGGATACAGGGACGGCCTCAGACTATGCAAGGCAAGACGTTGACGCGGCATGGGCAGGAATGCAAGACCTCCCGCTATGGACCGCATACACCAGAACAATCGAAGAGATTGTGTCAGTCTGCACGGCTCACAAGGCCATGTATGGGTTGGACGCGATAGGGCTGGATCACATTCAGTACATCAGTCCGTATCAACTCCCCAAGATGGACCGCAACGGGACGGTAGCGATGTACAGCAATACGGTATGCGGGTTATTGAAAGACATGGACGCGGCCGGCCTTGTGGCGAGTCAATTCAGCAGGCGGGCAGAGTCAGAGGGGAGACGGCCCAAGCTGTCAGACTTGCGAGATTCAGGGACGCTTGAACAGGATTGCAGGCAGGCGTTGCTATTGTCACGCGATGGGGATGATCACCTGATAGAGGTAGCCAAGAACAACTTCGGACCAAGCGGGACAGACATCAGGCTTAGGCGCATAGGTGCAGAGCATAGGTTTGAAGAGGTGCAATCAGTAATCGAAAGGGATATGGTATGACCAAGCAGGAACGCATTGAACTCTACAAGCGCATGATCGAAGCGCATGGCGTAGATGCGGTGCTGGCGTTTCTGATGGACGTGATTGATGGGGAGAGACATCGAAGTGAACAAGCGAAGCGGTAATAGGCGCGTTAATACGCTGAATTTTGTGAAGGTGTCAAGTCTGATGTGTGTTAAACATTTCACACTCACAGTTGAAAGTCCCGACACTGTAAGATTTCACGACTTAACATATCGGATTTCCTTACAGACCTTAGGTACTCCGCAAGGGGTGCTATGGCATGCAGGTTCGCGCACCGATGCTTTCTCGCACATATCGCCTAAAATCCAAATATGAAAACAAAAGCACCAACCAAGCCACACTTGGCACGAAAGCACAAAACCGGCTATGAGCGCGGCCCGTACAACAAAACACGCGGCAAAGACGGCATGACACCACGAGAACGTCTTGACACCGCGAAAGCCGACGCTCAGGAATTTCAAAACCGCCGCGAAGAGGAACGCTGGCAGACCCGTGAAGAGGCTGAGGCGGCGGCGCAAGAGACAGCAGAGATCATTCAAGGCGACCTCTACGGCACGATCCCGCTTGCCCTCGCTGGCAAACTAAGCGGGCGCATCTTCACCCCGGCAGAGGTGCGGGCGATCATCAGGGCAGAAATTGACGCGGCGGTGAGGGAGTGGGTGAAAGGCGAACGGGTAAGCAAGGACGCGATACCGAAATGAAACCCCCCGCCAACTATTCCCCCATCCTCCGCTTGCGCCCGCTTGAAGAACTCCGCACCGTCACATGGGCAGAGGAAAACATTTACCTATCCCCGCGCATCACAACCCCAAACCCCGGGCCGTGGAAACGTGAGACGGTTGCGGCGATGTGTGCGCCGGGCGGCCCCCTCGAAAGCCTTGACGATCCGGCTTGTGAAATGGTCGCGATATGCGCCGGGGCACAGAGCGGCAAAACCGTCACCGGCTATTCTTGGCTTGCGAAAGAGTTGGCAACGGATCCAAGCGGCGTACTGATCATCATGAGTTCGGCCCAGGTTGCCCAGGACAAGGCGCGGGAAGTTTGGTTGCCGATGTGGGAGGATTCGCCGCGTCTAAAGCGCATGCTCCCCGATAACCGCAAGATGCACTGGACGAAGAGGTTCCAGTTGATCAACAAGGCGGGCGTCTATTGGGGCGGGGCGAATAGCGCCGGGGCCCTGGCGTCAAAGAGCATGCGCCGTGTGTTCGGGGATGAACTGGACAAATGGCCGCAATCGTTCGGGCGCGGAAACAAGCACAGTGACGCGGCAAGCGCATCAGAGGCCGGGGCGATGGAGCTTGTTTTTCAGCGGTGCAAGGCGTACCGGCAGAAAGGGCTTGCAAAGATCCTTGTGACGTCTACCCCTACTGACGATCAAGGACCAATATGGCGAGTCTATGAGGCGGGTGATAAGCGGCACCTATTCGTCAAGTGCCATGCGTGCGGCGTTGAACAAGTCATGCTATGGTCGGCGTTTCGCATTGACATGGACCTTGCCAAGACTGACCCGGCCGGCGCGGTAGCAGGGGCGCATTATGAGTGTCCACACTGCAAAGCGAAATGGTTTGACCGTGAACGATTCGCGGCTATTGACGCGGGGGAATGGAAGCCAACGGCGATCAGCAAAAACCCTCTCGCCCGTTCGTTCTGGTTTCCCTCGTGGAATTCAAAGCTGGTCAACCTGTCTTACCTCGCCGCGCAATGGATCGGCGCACAGGCTAGCCGCACGGCTTTACAGGACTTCCTAAACGGTGAGGCGGCTCAGGCATTCACTCATTACGAGAATTGCATCAAAGATGAAATCTTTGCGACACTGGAAGGCGAATATGCAGAGGGGCAGCGATGGTGCGACATACCGCCATACTCCGAAACGTGCGACCCGACCACCGGCTATGTGATTGGCGGGGTAGACGTGCAAAAGGGGTATCTGGTCTCGGCGTTCCGGTTGTTCGTGGCCGGCGGGGATAGTGGGCTTCTTTGGTCCGGCACGGTGTCAGACTTCGCGGCCCTTGACGTTAAGGCGGGCGAACTCGGGGCGCAACATATCTTCATCGATCAACGCTACCGCAAGCGAGAGGTTCAGGAATGGTGCGCAGAGCACCCCGGCTATGTGCCATGTGAGGGCGTTAAGACCTCGGCGCGGTCGGTGTTCTCGATTCAGACACTTGACCTTGACGAAGGCAAGCGTGGGCAGGGGCATGGCCGCGTCATTGAAATGATCGGGCATGACGGCGACCAGATCAAAGACATCTTGGCAACCATGATCGACAAGCGCAAGGGGGCGCGGCGGTGGATGATTTACAAGGGGTGCGGCGGTAATGCCAAGTACACAAAGCAGATGAGCGCGGAACGGTGCGTCAATGGCAAGTGGATTAACCCCGGCGATAGGCCTAACCACGCTTGGGACGCGGAATGCCTCTGCATCGTGGGGGCGTTACGGTTGCAGATTATGCAGGTTGGGGCGATTGAGTAAACAAAAAGGAGAAACGGAATGAAAGCGTTACAGGATCAGAGAGATTACATCGGAGAGTTTCGGGGACTATTCGCGGCGGGTGTGGAAAGCCTTGTAAAGGCGTGCGAGGTGTACGTCATTGCGATTGACGAAAAGCCGGGGCGCGTGTTTGATTTTCAGGAGGAGTTTAAGGAAATCATACCGGCAGGGGCGTGGTCTCAGTTTGAGGCTGTCGGTAGGAAATGGATGCACCCTAAGCTATTGCTTGGCGGCGGCGGTCGGTACGCTGGGAAGATCAAACGGCTTCCCTACTCTACACAGGAACAGATATTCAGCGGAGAGCGTTTTGAGTTGATCACGCCAAAGGGAGAAGCCCTAAAGGTTGACGTGAGGGAGATTCAGCCCGAACAGGCCGAACAGCTTTTCGATGGTGGGCACTTGCGGACACCGTCAGAACAAAGGGCATGGATCGAAGCACGGTGCAACGTGGTCACGGAAAAGGCAACTCCCATGCCATACAAGATCACAGACCACCGCGTCACATTCACGCGGGGCACGGTGTTGACGAAGCGGGAAGTTACTCGGATTCTTGCGGAAATGTGAGGCGGGTGTATGCCGTACAAAGATAAAGAAAAACTGAAGTCGTATAAAGCGGCCTATCGTGCAGACCACATTGAATATTTCAAGGCTCACAGCGCTGCCTACAGGATGGCTAATCCAGAAAATGTAAAAGCCTACCAATCAGCCTACCGTAGCGTCCGTAAGTTTTTCCGAGCGCTAGCCATGGTTGACGCTGTTACTCAGAAAACGGCGTAGGGTTTATTATCCACTCACGGCGACGGGTAACACCGCCGCCGTTTTTCTTTTCAAAATACCTGTTGACAAATCATCTCAACTTGTCGTAAAGAGCAACCAAGAATTTAAGCCGGGGACGCAGCGGAGTAATTAACCGGGGCGCTATTCGGAAGAAAAGGCGGGCTTGTGGGCCACAACTCACAAACCCGCCTTTTCTTTTTCCCGGTAACGAAAGGGCCAGAATTGAGCACCGCCACAACCGCACTCATAGCGCACCTGAACACGAAGGTTGCCGAGATCACAAACGATACGGCGCGGCTTGATTGTGCGGTGTGGCTTGAAGAGTACGCGGCGGCTCTCGCAACTCAGGTCACAACTACCTCTACGATCATCCAGAGCTATTCCATTTCCGGCCGGTCGTTCACTTACCGGTCCCTCCGTGAGTACAATAATCGCATTGCCGAACTCCGGCAGATGATTGACGCGGCTCTGTACGGGCGCGGCGGGTATGTGGATAACCGGCTTGACGATCAAGTGGGGGTCATTCATGCGTAACCCGTTCAAGATTTTCGGGCGCGGTTACGATGCTGGGGAATCCTCGCACGTTCGAAAGGATCTTGGTTATGCCCGTCGCGTTCCGTGCGATGAAGACAACATGGTCAATCCCGATGGCTCACGGGAATTGATCAACATGACGGCTATTGACCTCCGTCGAAACGGGGCTGACAACGGGGTATGTGACCGCATCGCCGCGTTTGCCATCGGTTCTACCGGCCTCCGCCCCCAGGCCTTGACCAGCGATGACAACTGGAACACGCTCGCTGAAGACTGGTGGAATTACGACTACTCCCCCGCGTGCGACTCCCGGCAGCGCGTGAGCATGTGGCAAATGCAGTGGCAGGCTGTTTCCCTTCGCCCCACCATGGGCGGGGTTTACTGGCAACTGATGGCTGACGGAACCATGCGCCCTATCGAAACGGAACGCATTCGTCAGCCGGCCAGCGCTGAGGCAAAGAGGGGGTGCCGCGACGGCGTTAAGGTAGACAACGCGACCGGGCGAATCCTTGGCTATTACGTGCACAGCCGTGACGACAGCGGGCAATTCCTGACGAACAAAGACGGCGTTTTCGTTAAAGCTGAAAACATGATCCCCGTGATTCGCCCACCGTGGCGACCCGATCAGGTAAGGGAAATTGCAGACTTCGCGGCGATCACGAACCGCGTACAGGACATGCACGAGGCCAATCAGCACACGTTGAACACGATGAAGACGCAGAGCAAAATCCTTGCGTTTTTGGAAAACGTGACAGGCGGGGCAGGTATCAACAGCGGACCGCGCGGCACAACGACAAGCGCGGTCGGTGAGCGGAAGCGCTTCACGGTGAACGGCCTTGAAATCATGCACCTGAACGCCAATGAGAAGATGAATCTTTCATCCTCTCCGACGCCGGGGGCAACCCATATCCCGTACATGCAGATGCAGGCGGGGCTGGCATCGGCTGGCATAGGCTACCCCTATGAGTTCTTCACGTTCGACTTCTCGCACTGCGACTTTAGCCGGATGATTGCCGTTGTCGAACTGATCAACAACGCGAGCGCCTTGTGGCGTACATGGCTTGCCGAATCGCTTTACAAGCTGTGGGTTTGGCGCATTGCCATGGCGATAAACGACGGCGACTTGCCGCCCGCCCCACTGAACTCTAAGGGCATCAGCGAATGGAACCTGATTGACTGGCAGGGTCCGAAAGACCTTGTGATGGATAGGCAAAAGGACATTCAGGCCGACACGCTTGAATTCCAGATGCGGCAAGGGTCAATGAGTGGATCCGCCCGCCGCCGTGGAAAAGACTACTCTGACATTCTCAGGCAGCAGGCGCGGGACTACAAACTCGAACAGCGAGTCGCAAAGGAAGAGGGCGTACCTGAAGATATCATGCACCCGAAAGCGCAGATCCCCGGCCAGACCTCGAACGCTGGGCCAATCGGGCAGGGCGAAGAAAAGCCGGAAAAGAAAGAGGGCGCAACCGATGAATGAGCATTCTTTGGTCCGAGTGATGACGGCGCTTGTAATGGAGCCGTGGCTCCTGACGCCTTCCATGCACAAAACCCTTTGCGACATTGTAACGGCCCACGTGATCAACCCTCAACAGCAGCACGCCTTGGCGTCCGCAATGCCGCAAAACCCTTCCCCCCGTCAATTCGCCGTGCGTGGCGATCAGGTGGCGATAATCCCGGTTGATGGAGTGATCGGGCGCAAGTTTTCTTCAAGCCTGTATTCATCGGGCGTCACATCGGTTGACGTTCTAGCTCGGCTGGTTGACATGGCGGCGGCTGATGAGGAAGTCAACGCAATCCTGATGGTCTACGATTCACCCGGCGGCACGGTTCAAGGCGTGGCGGAATGCGGCAACGCGATCACGCGGGCGCGGGCTTCAAAGCCGGTACTGGCCTATGCTGATGGTCAGATGTGTTCGGCGGCGTATTGGCTGGCCTCGCAATCGTCCACAATCTACGCATGGGATGAATCCGCTATCGGCAGCATCGGGGTTTACTCCGCGTTTCTGGACCGTTCACGAGAGATGGAAATGGCAGGCATCAAGCCCGTGATCTTCAAGAGCGGCGATCACAAGGCCATGGGATTTCCCGGTACAAGCCT